TTAACCGAAGAGTCTGTGTTATTTAACGCGGGCTCTTTTGTTTATATTTTTGAAAGTACGCGAAAAACGCATAGCCTTTTATGAAGAGAGAGGATAAAACGTCCGCTCTCTTTTTTATTTTTGGCGAAAGGAGTTTTACTGTAAATGTCGGAAAGTAAATTTCAAAAGCAATTAATTAGGGATCTGAAAATCATATTTCCCGAATGTATAATCGTCAAACCTAACCCCAACCACATTCAGGGGATTCCGGATTTACTTATATTTTACAATTCGAAATGGGCGGCGTTGGAATGCAAGAAAACCGAAACGTCGAAACGACAGCCGAATCAAGAGCATTATGTGTCACTGATGGATTCGATGTCGTTTTCAAGATTTATATTTCCGGAGAACAAAAAGGAGGTACTCAATGAACTTCAACAAGTATTCGAGGCTTGAAGGACAGCACGCTTTTTTAGGAGCGAGCAAGTGGCATTGGATAAATTACGATGAACACAAACTGTCCGACGCTTACTCAAAATACACGGCGTCGCAAAGAGGAGTATTGATTCACGACTTTGCCGCGCAGTGTATAAGGCTCGGGCAAAAACTGCCTAAATCGCAAAAGACGTTAAACGCGTACGTAAACGACGCGGTAGGTTTTAAGATGACTCCCGAACAATGTTTATATTATTCGGAAAATTGTTTCGGAACAGCGGACGCTATATCTTTTCGCAATGACTTACTGCGGATTCATGATTTAAAAACCGGCGTAACTCCGGCTCACATGGAACAGCTCGAAATCTATACGGCTTTGTTTTGCTTGGAGTATAAAATCAAACCGTCCGATATTGACATCGAACTTCGAATTTATCAATCGGACGAAATAATCTACCACAACCCTCCGCCGCAGGATATAATGAAAATCGCCGATAAGATTATATCTTTTGACAAGCTCATAACAAGACTTAAACAGGAGGAGAATTAGCCATGAATCGTGTTGCGGAAGATATTTTAATGCACTACGGGATGCCGAGACGTTCCGGAAGATACCCGTGGGGTTCAGGCGACGATCCTTATCAGCGAACAGGCGATTTTTTGAGCAGAATAAAAGAGTTGCAGGATAAGGGTTTCAGCGAAAAACAAATCGCAGAAGCTATGGGTTTATCTACCACTCAGCTTAGGTCACAAAAGGCGTTGGCAAAAGACGAACACCGTTCGTTAGACGTAGCTACCGCCAGAGGTTTAAGAGAAAAAGGATATTCTCTGAATGAGATTGCCCGGCAAATGGGGTACGCAAATGATTCGTCCGTAAGGTCGCTGTTAAACGAACGCACGGAAGCCCGTATGAATCAGGCTAAAACAACCGCCGACTTCTTGCGCGAGCAGGTAAAAGCTAAAAAGATGATTGACGTCGGAGTTGGAACCGAAAGAGAGCTTGGTATATCCAAAGAAAAGCTCGGAGAAGCACTTTCCATATTGGAGTCCGAGGGGTATGAAATATACGGGGCGGGTATACCGCAAGTAACAAACCCCGGCAAACAAACTAACATGAAAGTTTTGGCGTTGCCCGGAACCGAGCATAAGGATGTTTACGATTTCGGCGAAGTTCATTCGTTAAGAGATTATATTTCTTATGACAACGGCGAGACATTTAAACCGAGTTTTGTATATCCGAAAAGTATGGATTCCAATCGTATAAAAATCCGTTATGCTGAAGAAGGTGGAGAAGGAAAAGACGGTTTAATTGAAATACGCAGAAATGTTGATGACCTATCTCTCGGAACTGCCAATTATTCTCAGATTCGTATACTGGTAGATGATGTCAAGTATATGAAAGGAATGGCTCTGTATTCCGATGATATTCCGGAAGGGGTTGATCTGGTATTCAACACCAACAAAAAGTTAGGAACGCCGAAAGAAAAAGTGTTCAAGGATATTTCCAATGACCCGGAAAATCCATTTGGCTCGTTGATAAAAGAACACGGCGGACAGAGTTATTACATCGACAAAGACGGTAAACAGCAATTATCGTTGATTAACAAGCGTGCCGATGAGGGCGACTGGAACGAATGGGCCGATCACTTACCCGCACAGTTTTTAGCCAAGCAGAATTTATCGTTGATAAAGAAGCAGTTAAGCCTCGCTGAGGCAGACAAAGTAGCGGAACTCGATGAGATACTTTCTTACACCAATCCTACGGTTAAGAAGAAACTTCTACAATCCTATGCCGATGACGCAGACGCGGCTGCCGTTCACTTGCAAGCGGCGGCTCTTCCGAGGCAAAAGTATCGGGTAATAATGCCCATTCCGGAAATGAAAGATACCGAAGTATATGCTCCTACCTACGAAAACGGTGAGCGGGTTGCTTTGGTTAGATTTCCGCACGGAGGGACATTTGAAATACCGATAGTCACTGTAAATAATAAGCAACCCGACGCGGTTAAGAGGTTAGGTAACGCCCCGGATGCTATCGGAATTAACAAAAAGGTTGCAGAACGAATGTCTGGAGCGGACTTTGACGGCGATACTGTTATGGTTATACCTACAAGCGGAAAAGTTCACATTACTTCGACTCCATCGTTGTTCAAGGACTTTGACCATAAAATGGAGTACCCAAATCGTCCGGGTATGAAAACAATGAAAAACACCCAAACCGAAATGGGTAAGATTTCAAACCTAATCACAGACATGACTTTAAAAGGGGCGACTGATGTCGAGTTGGCGCAGGCTGTTAAACATAGCATGGTTGTAATAGACGCCGAAAAACATGGACTCGACTATCAGAAGAGCTACATCGACAACAACATTGGGTATCTGACCAAGAGGTATAAGGGGAGAATAGAGGGAGATGGCTCTGAGCATACAGGAGCTTCTACTTTATTAACTCGCGCAGGTTCCGAAGTGTCCGTTATTAGGAGGAGGGGTAGTCCGAAAATTGACCCCGTCACCGGAGAACAGCACTGGAATGAGGTAGAGAATCCGACATATGTAGACTCCAAGGGTAAGACCAAAACCCGAACTCAAAAGAGCACACAGATGATGGAGACCCGCGACGCGAGAACTTTATCCACCGGGACTCCACAAGAGGAAGCATACGCGTCTTACGCTAACAAGATGAAGTCGCTTGCTAACACTGCTCGTAAAGAGATGCTAAACACGGGTAAGATAGAGTATTCGCGTACGGCAAAAGCTACCTATGCCCGAGAGGTCGACGAACTTACCGCCTCCTTAAACGTAGCGTTAAAGAACGCCCCACGCGAGCGTGAAGCGCAAAGACTCGCGTCTACAAAAGTAACCGCCGTCAAAAAAGACAATCCCGACATTACAAACAAGGAAGTAAAGAAGATTAGTCAACAGGCTCTCAACTCGGCGCGTAATACGGTGGGAGCTAAAAGAAACCTCATAACTATTACCGACCGGCAATGGGAGGCTATTCAAGCCGGGGCTATAAGCGAGAATGTGTTGAAACAGATTCTTGACAACACTGATTTGGACGCTGTTAAGGCTCGAGCTCTTCCTCGTTCAACTACAACTTTAAGTCAAGCGAAGATTAGCAAAATTCAATCTATGAGTTCTTCCGGTTACAGCACGTCTGAAATAGCGAAAGCTCTTGGGGTTTCCACTTCAACAGTAACCAAACAACTAAGCGGAAAGGGGTGAGCAGAATGACAAGTGAGTTTGCAATTACGACACTTGACAATCCTTATGACCCGTTTGAGCAGTTCGCTCTTTGGATGCTGTACGATGAAGAGAAAGGTTATAGTTCGGCTTCCTATCTTGGACGAATCGCTCGAACTTCTGAACAACTTTCGGATGAAGAGAACAATTCAGAGATTGAAAGAGCAATTGACGAAATCGTCAAGTATGACTTTCGTGGAATCTACAAAAAGGTAAAAAGAGAAGTTCCAATTGGTTAATGTGTACTTTCTTCCAGAATTCTTAGATGGAAACCACATTATAACAACTTCATTAGGGTATTAGGGGGTATCGAGTGTTCGGTACACCCCCTATGCAGTCGCCCGCCTCCTCGAAAATTCTCCGGGGACATATTTTGGGAGGGCGATACCTAAAAACCAAGACAAAACTCGCCGAAAGTCATACAAAACATCGCAAAAAGACAAACAAATGAAGTGTTGTTTCTTGGGAGGAGGCAGGAAGGTATGCGGAAAGTAAAGGGTGAAACTAATTCCGAGCCTCTTAGAAAGATTCGCCCGGCTCTAACGCCCGAGACTCGCGAGAATCAGATGATTTCGCTGGCGGTAGATCTCGCCGAAAGGCAGTTGCTCGAAGGGACAGCCTCTGCCCAAGTGATAACACATTATTTAAAACTGGCTACGGCGAAA